GGCTGATGACAGGTCAATAGTTGAATACTGATCTGTTATACTACCTCTGCGAGCGAGTTCTCGATTCTTATCCGGTTGCGTACTCAAGTCAATTCCGAAGAACGACTTGAGACGATCGGTAAGAATCTGCCCGAAACCTAATTGAAAAAACATATTCAACGAGGGCTCGGAACAGATTAAACCAGAAATGACGTTACTTTTATCGACTAGGTGTAACTTGCTACCTTTGACTAAGTGAGGAGTACCATATGCACGTTGCCGATATAACTCGGCAGTTTGCCATTCTGGTCTCCATGACAAATAGTCACTGTACATTTCGTACAGCCCTTCTGACGTTGACGTTAGCTTAGAAGCGAAAAGCTTCGTATAGAAGTCCTTTCCTAGAGACCCAACGGAAGCTCCCGGCCCGCACCGACCATTATCGAGTATTTGATAGTGGTTAGATACGAGAGGGAAACCACGTGGGTTCCAGAAATTGTAGATGGATTGTTTAAGTTCACCTACTAGGACTTCATCTTTGCTATTGTCAAGATATAACTCATAGTTCCCACAGGTCATATTAACCGATAGGAACTTCTCAACAGCTTTGTCGTCGGCATCGGAAGCCTTATTTTCTACAAATTTCTTGTAGAAGCTGGCGGCCAATGCTTGGGCGGCAAACTGTTTCGGAGTTATACCTGGCCAAGTATCGTAGTTCGGATCGAACCCCGATACGTAGGACAAGTCAGAGAGAAGGTTATGGTAAAGAGCATCAGAGTTAATACCCATGATGTAATCTCCATGTTAACGTTTTATTCGATGTCTAGGGATTCTTCCCCGTGACTTTGGTCGCAGTCTACTTCACAAGTAACCGAGACATCCACGTGACCTGTCGCAATGACAGGAGGCGTGGTGTCCTTGTTATCTGGAGAGGTAGGGGTATCTTCGAGTGAATTAAACCCGAAGAAACCAAAAACTGCAACTAAGGCCGCGAAGATAGCTCCCCGAATTGAGATTAATGCACCTATAAAGGCGTTCATTACAGAACGCCGTCTATCTGCGCATCACCCAATTCGTCACTCTGGTTCCAAAGGGCACCACAGTGGACAGACAAAGCCGCACGAACATTGGCGGCGTCAGCAACATCAGCGCCTGCTGGACAACTAATAGTAGTTGTGATCAGCATGACCCTGTTGGGCTGACCCGACTGTGGGGAGACACCCTTGCGGGTGATCACTTTCCACGTGTTCATCGGAACGTTGGAGATTACGCCGGTTACCGGATTTGCGGTTCCCAAGAGCTTAAAAAGCTTCGGGCGAACGCATGTCAGTGTAAACGGCTTACTCAGGGTATGGGCTTCTACACCCGACTGAGTACCACCCAGAGCACTAACGACGTGTTGAACGCCGTTAGTACCTGGGTAGCTGTCCGAGACTAGCGTATACGTCGGTGACGTAAGGCCAGTCTGCGGGCCCCCAGTTAAGGGGGAAGTAGGATTCCAAGACATTGCTTGTTACCTCTGGTGTTGGGGAAAATTCCCCATAGGTTAGTGGAAATGTACATAAGAAAGAGCAAAACGCGGTTCTCGTTAATATCTCATGTCTAGTAGACATCATGGGTAGTTATCCATAATATCTATTTCGACGTAGAGTTTTTAACGATTTTAAACCAGCAAGAGCTGCTATGTTGGCCCATTTATTTTTGGACCAACCCGGCGTTTCCCATGCAAAGGTCGGTACTAAAAGTACTCCCCCAGGATGAGATTCTCTTGTGAACGTCTTGTAATCTCTTTGTACACGGTATGGATCGAAGTAAGGGTAATATGCAAATATTTTACTGTTTATGCGTGACATCCACTCGGCCGATCTAGGTGTCATCTCCAAATCTGCGGAGATGGTCCTTATGATCGTTCGGTTGACCCACGCGGTATCAGTAAATTGCTGACCCCAGCATGTGATTACATCACCAATATTAGTGAAGTAATCAACTAGGAAAGAATACGGAATAAGCTCCCAAATCGTAGCAGGAAAATCCTGCCAGCGAAATCCGAGCAAATCCCTAGCCACCACGGATCGAGATCCGTTGGCGGGTTCATTCTTAACGTAACCTCGATATTTCACCTCGACCTTGTCTCTAATCCGAGTCCTGTAATCGTAGTTAAGGTAACCAACAGATCTTTTGATATTGTTGGTCCTTGTTACGTTTTCAGATATACCCGAAGCAGAGACACGCTTCCCATCTTTGCGTTCCTCGTGGACGATGCGACTTAAAGTCTCAGCGCCTTCGATAACATCATTGATGAGAGGCTTCCAGCCGAAGGAATATTCGAGCCACGTCTCCGACACAATGTTGTTCAGTTCGCGCACATTCTTAACTAGGTTAGTCCGTTTCTTTACGGCCTTACCATAAGAATGAATGCCCTCTCTGATAGCACGTGCAGGATGCCTAATCATGCGAAGTGACTCTCCCAGTTCACCCAAGAATATACCACCTTGAAAGTGGTTTGTTACTTGGTTGATCCGTTTGAGAAACTTCTTCTTCGCCACATTATCGGCAGTCAATAAAAGATCATTATAGCCCGAGGCGGAAGTATAGAATGGAATATTTTCCATCGTACCCCACCTACTCGTGGTAGAAGCAGAAACAGCGGTGCCTAGTACATACGAGGCCTCGCCGTAATGCTCCTTCCGCGTCCGGTATAACGAGCCACTTAGATAAGTGGTCGTATCTATGTTCTTCTTCAGCCGTTCCTTCCAGTCCTTGTAATTTGGACCGTAAGTTACGGTAGAAGTAGTACCATAGTATCCCGGGTAGTAGGTAGTGTAGTCGTACTGAGGTGTCAATCTGTATTGGACTTTCGTCCACATACGGAGAGGCATCCTCATGACGATCTGCTTCGTTTTCAGTGCCATAAGTCACTCTTTAGACCAGGTGGTCTGGTTGTAGTTACAAACAGAACCACCAGGGTGCCTGGAGGTCCCCTTTCGGGGACCTTCCAGGC